TACCAGAAAGTCTAATTAATAAATTAGTTCCTTTCTTTGGTCTTAGTGGTATGGAAGCTAAAGCAGCGGCACCTAAATTAGTAATTACAGCCGGTGAAGCTAACTTATTAAATGAAGCTACACACAGCACTTACGCAGATATTATTGCAAAAAAATATGAAGCTGCAACTGGAACATTGTTTTCAGATTTATCTAGAGAGAAACAAACAGTCATTGCTTCAGTAGCTTTTCAATATGGTGATTTAGAAACAGCAACACCTAATTTTTGGAAACAAGTAACTAGCAATGATTGGGAAGGTGCATTGTCTAACCTAAGAAATTTTGGAGATGACTACAATACTAGAAGAAATCGAGAAGCAGATTATCTTATAAAAAAAAAGTCTAGCGTATTTGATATAGCTAAATACACTGTTCAACCTTACACAAGAGCAATAGGTGATGGTATAACAGACGCTTTTGATAACCAAGCAGAAAAAGGAAAACAAATGCTTGATAATCAAGCTAAAAAAGATGCGCTTGTAGTAGACGGAAGTATTCCTAAAATTATTACTAATCAATATATTGATGAAGCGGCTAAACAAAATATTATAGACCAAGAATCTGCTGATACATTAAGTAAGAATATAGGTAACGCTGTAGATTATGTAGCTGATGGCGTATCAAACACAGTTAATTATTTTCAAAATGAATCTGCTAAATCAGAAAACACAGCAAAACAATTACAAGAATTAACTCAAAGTTCCGCTCAAATAGATAAAGAAACTAAACAAGAAACAAAAGATTATGAAGCTAAATCTGCAAGAGAATTTATTTCTGATTTAGAAAAACCTCAGTTATGGAATTTAGATTATTCTACTCCATATGACAGAGAAGATTTAGATGCTATTCAAACACAAAAAGATTTAATTAAACAAGAATTAAAAAATAAATATAATTATAAAGACGCAACGTTTGCTGCGTATGAATCTGAAACTATTGAAGCAAATATTTATAAACAATTTAATAAAGAAAATTTAGCACCAGACCCTAATTTTAGATTAACAGAAGAATTGTTAAATGAATTAACAGAAGGATTGCCAGAAGATTTTATTGATGAATTTACTCACGCACACAGTTTAGCACACGCACAACAAATACGACAACAGTTGTTAGCACATTTAGAATTAGAAGATAAAATTTATTCGCAAGGAAGAATTAGTGGAACAGGATTAAGATTAATGGCTGCGTTCACTGACCCAGGTGCTTGGGCAGCAATAATTGCAACAGACGGTCTACTTGCACCGTACATGGTAGTAGCAAAATCAGCTAGAGCATACAGAATTTTAAGAAGAGCAGGAGCCGGTGCGGTTTCTATTGGAGGTATTGAAAGTTATCTTGCGTCACAAAGACCAGATTTAGATATGGATGATGTTATGCACGGTGTAATGACTGGTGCATTTTTAGGTGGTTTGTTTGGAATACGAACACCAAAAATACAAAAAAATAATAATTTTACAAAACAATTTAAAAATGGAATGGATGAAAGTGACACTAAATTAATTAGAGATGATGGAGGTTTTGTCCCTTCTAATGGTGGAACAAGCACTACCCCTCCTAGAATTTTTAATAAAGGAGAGAAAGTTATTATTAATAATAAAGGAGGAACAGGAACAATAGTTGGATTTAATAAATTTGATAGAAAAAAAGGAAATACAAATGACACTTACATTATAAAATTAGATAAAAAATCTAAAAGTACACCAACAGAAAAAGACAATATTGTTTTAAGTAAAGAAATTGTAGATAGATTAAATATTAAAAACAATCAAGTTGGTGGCGCAAATCTTATTCCTGGTCCTGATAATCCTAATCCACTTAAATCAGATGGGCAAAGAACTTTTGATTGGTATGACCCAAATTACGATTTAGCATTACATACTAGAAAAAGACCAGATGGAAGATTTGAAGTTAAAATGATTGAAAACCAAACAGGCAAACCAGATGAACTAATTATGGAAGTTCGTAAAGATGGAACTGTTGAAGTAAGGAGATGTAAATAATGGCAAAGAATATTTGTAGTTGGGATGACGCAGAACCAGAAGGCGTGTTTGAAGATACAGCAACAGCCAATGAATTTGTTCGTGGAAGAATGGCAGAATTTAATATTCTTAGAGATGCTGATTTAACACCAGAAATTTGGGCAAGAGCATTTAGATTTGATTTCTCAGCAGCTATGGGTTCAACCCTTAGTGACAAAATGAGAAAGTTTGGAAGTTTATTAGTAAGAGATTCAACACCTCCTAAAGGAAATACAAATTACGTTAGACCAATAACTATATCTGAAGTTAAAGATATGAATGTAGATAGAATGATGGTTTTATATCATGTACCACATACAAATTTTATAAAAAAATGGTTAATGGAACAAAAGAAATTAGGAAGATATAAATGGAACAGTCCTAATAATAATTTAGTTAGAAAAGAATTTAATGATTTAGTTGGTAGAACTATACGTGGTGAAAACATTGCTTTAAATGAATTAGGCTATGCTTCAGAAGAAAGTCAAAGATTAATTAAAGAAATGGCTAAAGTACAAAGCACATTACTTAATGAACAATTACAAATGCTTAAGATTGTTGGAGTAGAAGGTGCTGAAAATATTGTAGATAATTTTAATTATTTAACAAGAGTACACAATCCACAAAAATATCAAAAGATATTAGAAGACCCTACAAAAGGTGTTGCATACTTAAAAACATTTTTAGTTAACGCAATGGAAGACACTATGCTTAAAGGCACTAAACAACGTCCTTTAACTATGGCGCAAAAAATGACTATTGCAGAAAATTTAATAACTGTAGTTCAACGTTCTAATTTTAGTAGAGGTGGTATTAATTTAGATTTTATAGTTACGTCTATGCAAAAACGTGAAATGTTTAGACGTGCATTATTAGACCAAACTAATATGACTGAAGAAGAAGTTACTAAGTTTATTGATAAGATGTTTAAAGTAAAACCAGGAACTACTGGTGCAAGTTCATCTTATTTACAAAGAAGAATTAAATTTAATGAAGGCTATACTGACGGTAGAACAAACTTTTCTGATTTATTAGAAAATAATGCTGAAGCTTTATTTATGAATTACACTCATGCAGCTATGGGTGATATGGCTTTAGCTTATAAAGGAATAAAATCTAGAGGTGATTTTCAAAGAATAAGACAAGAAATAATTGACAGCTATCCTGCAGAAAAAATTAATGGAAGTAAAAGAGCAAAATGGCAAATGGATAATGAAATTCAAGCTATGGATATGGCTTACAATTATATTAAAGGAAAACCACTTGCTGAAAATCCAACTGGATTAGCACCAACAATAGGAAGATTTATTCGTAAATTAAACTATTCAAGGGTTATGAACCAAGTTGGTTTTGCCAATATGTCTGAGATGGGAAACGTTACTGGTTTAATTGGTTGGAAAGCTACATTAAAAAATGTTCCAGAATTAAGACGTATGATGAAACGTTTAGAAAATGGTGAACGTGTAGACGATTTTATTAGAGAAATAGATTACACAATGGGAGGTATTGGTAATCATTCTATTATTCAACAAGTTACAAATAGATTAGATGACTTTGGAAGTAATATGTCTAATGACGCTATTACAACTGTAGAAAATAAACTAGACCAAATGAACAGATTTACTAACACATATTCTGGTCAGTTTATGAGTACGTCTGCCATGCAAATTGTAACTGTTTCAGAATTTACACAAATTTTTGGTAGATGGGCTTTAGGTAAAGGTGAAAGTCCTTTTGCTAAAATGAGATTTGGTAAAAACAGAATGTCTGACAAACAGATGACAGCAAGATTTAATGACTTAGGTATAAGTCAGTCAATGTTAAAAAAGATTTCTGATGAATTTAAAACTCATACAACTTGGGTTAAAGGTGAGTTAGGAACTAAAATAGCAAAAACAAATTTTGATAAATGGGGTCATGAAACTAGAGCCACATATATTATGGCTATGAGAAGATTGGCGCATAGAACTGTACAACAAGCTGACATTGGTGAAAAAGCATATTTTGGATATTTAAAAGAATATGGAATGAATGCTGATGGACACTTAGGTCAAATAGCTTATCAATTTAGAAGCTTTATGTTTACATCCTGGGCTAAACAATTTTTGTATGGTTTAAAGATGAGAGACGCTATTGTGTTTGACCAATTTATGAACTCAATGTTATGGGGTAGTTTAATGTTTTCAGCACAAACTTCATTACAAGGTTTAGTACATCCAAACCAAAAAGAATTTTATGAAAGAAGATTAAATCCAGAAACAATTGCTAAAGCAGGTTTTCAAAGAGCTGCGTTTGCTTCATTGTTACCAATAGGTGCTAACATTATTGGTTCTTTATATAGTGACAATCCTATATTTGGATATAGAACAAGTGGACTTGATACAAATATTATTACTGGTAATCCTACTTATTCTTTAATTTTTCAAAAATTGATACCATCAATAAAAGCAGTATCACAATCAACGTTTAATCCTGAGAGAACTTTTTCTCAAGCAGACGGTAATAAAGCTATAGGAATTTTACCTTATTATAACTTAATAGGTTTACAACAATTCTTAAGAGCAATCGTTGGTGAATTACCAGAAAAAAGACAACAATAATAAATAAGTACCCATATTAGAAGAAGAAAAGGAGTTTAAATGGCTAATTCATTTGTAAGATATACAGGTGATGGCAGCACTACACAATATGCTGTAAGTTTCTCATATCGTGACCAGGCTGACGTAACCGTAACAATTAATGGTGTAGCTACATCAGCTTACACGTGGAACTCAGCAGGAACTCAAATTACTTTTACTTCAGCACCGGCTTCTTCAAGCGCAATTGAAATTAGACGTAGAACTAGTCAAACTTCAAGATTAGTTGATTATGCGGCAGGTTCAGTTCTAACAGAAAATGATTTAGATACTGACTCTAACCAATCGTTCTATATGTCACAAGAAGCAATTGATGACGCAGGTGACGTTATAAAATTAGACGCAGCAAATTTTCAATGGGATGTACAAAACAAAAGACTTACAAACGT